GCGGCAAGTTCGGAGATTGAAGTGAAAGGCCGTTCTGCCCAATCTGAGCCGGAGAATAAGGCATCTCCTATCCTCCAGACCGGGCTTCCTTTGCCTTTCATGAGCTTGAAGGGCGCGATCATCTTGAGCGGGTCAAAGAAATGACCACCAATGCTGAAGGTCGTTCTTTGTTCCGGATCCACACCCATCATCTGGTAGAGCTTCGAGATATCCACCTCGGTCCACCGGAATCGGTTGAAGCGGTTGGAGAACATCTGCTCCTTAAGAAAATCCTCAGTGTCGTCTTTCCAGTTGAGCATGAGCTGGGCAAGGATCGTCATCACGGCAATCCTCAACATGACCCGGGTGACGAACTTTCGAGCCAGGGCCTTGTATTCCGGTGGCGGGGCTATGTCCGTGACCATTTTGTTGATCACGCCCTCCAGACCAAGGGAGGCGAACACATACCGGAAATTGGACTCAGTCCAGTCCGGCGCCAAAAAGGTCAGCCGGAAAAGGTTTTGCAGAGTGGGGTTCCTGCCCATCCTCTTGAGATGCAGGCCACCGAAATCGTCATTGATCAGTTTGGCCACCGCTTCCGCGATCCTGTCTGGATCCGGTGGGGCGTTTCTTTTTCCAAGCCGGTACTCATCCATTGCCCCTTGGAGAGCGTGGTTGTACTCGATTACAAAAGCCTCTGCTTTAAGCCCTGCAAAGAATTTCTTGAACAAGCTGTCAGCCCAACTCTCCCTTTTGAACTTGAACCATTCAACCAAGCCGAGAGGCTTTTCAAGACCGAAATGGGAAACGATCCTTTCCGTAAAGCCCTTCGCGGATCTCAGCTCGAATTCTGAAAAGTCGGCAATCTCCCCTAGGGTAAGCCCGTTTTTCACTCCAAGCATGATCTGAGGGTGAAGGGCATTAATCTTGTCCAGGCCCGCCTTGTAAGCCCTCCATGGAGCCACCTTGGACCACTTCCATCCGTGATGCACGCCGAACACCCAGGATCTGGTGCCGGCCAAATGATGGAAGAACGAACTCATCAACACCCAGGCTTTAATCCCTGCGTTGAACCGCATGACCTCATTAAGCGCACCGGAACGGAAAAGAGTATCCGTCTGGGTCATTTTGTTGATTATCTCGGCAAGTTGCTTTGGAGCGTACAGATCGACTTTCTCGAAAAAGGTTGATGTGTCTTTGGCTTTCACATATGTGACTTCCTTGCCACCGCGTTCCTTTGCATACTGTCTGGCTGCTGCTTCATCATCGAAATACTTCCGGCCGACTTTCCACATCTCAGGCAGTTCCCGCGGAGGAGTCGCAAAGAATCGTTTCCCGTACTCGTTTATATGAAGCGCGGGGAAGCCAGGGATCTCTTTTTCGGCCCACACGTCTCCGGCCCACACCCAAACGTTGAATCCATTGAGCTTGGAGTAACCGTCTTTCCGGTTGGTGCTGAACAGTTGTTGGCCAAGGGAATCATGAGTGCCCATTCCGAGCTTGATGAAGGCTTTGTTTTGGATAACCTTGGTAAGCTCGTCCATGTAAATTTTGTAAGCGTTGGTGATCCCTTCGGTCCCGAGTTCATATCCATCTAGAATCGCATCAAGCACATAATGGTAGGTTCGTGGCATTGCAGGAGTGAAGTAGGTCTTGAAGGCGTGGCCCTGGCCGGTCGGCGTAATGTCCTCTCCCTTCCTGACCTTGTAAACCCTGCGGACGTAGTTCTCCACGAATGACTTGAGCAGACCATGACGGTTGGCAAGGGCTCCGGCATCTCTGAACAGCTCTGCCATTTCATCAACGAAATGGACTTGATCAGGGTTCATGCGCTCTGCAACGTCCAAGAGTCTCAGGATTTTCTTAAGATACAGTTTGTGCTCTCCGGATAGGATCCTTTTGCCCATTGGGCTATCGGCAGCCATTCCCATGGTAGTCAGGTAGCCATTTGGATCATTCAGCTGAGCGTCAGCGATTTGCCGGAACCGGTTGAAAACCTCTCGGTTGCCGTTTGCGCTGTCACGGAAAAGGAACATCGCCCGGTCAAGATCATCCGATGCTTGACTTCTTTTCAATCTTTTGTCGTAAGCCAAAAACCAGAACGGATTCCTTACCGGATGCACTTTACTGGCGCTTCCGGCCAGACCTTGAATCTTCTTCTGAAGTTTGTTGATCGTGTTCGAGATATGGATTTCAGCGGGGTTGAGCATTTCGAACAGCTTCACGGCCCAGGTGCGGTTTTGCTCGTAGTCCCAGGCCACCTGCCGCCCTGTGGGTTGTTGGGTCAGGTTTTGGATTGCTTGGGGGCTTCCTGCCCTTCCAAGGAGGGCGCTGGTGAGGTCTCCTCTGTTAAACCCTCGACCTCCTCCCCTCTCTCCAGGGCTTCCAGTACCGGTAGAAAGCGGATGTATGATTCCCGCGCCTGGTCCCTGGATCCACTCAGGTCCAACCACCGTTCCAAGATCTTGCGAAAATTCATTCCCGCCTGCTCCCAGGCTTGATAGGCCACTTTCAATGCCTGACAGTCTGCCTTTGAAACGTTGTAGAATTTCATAAACCTGCTCCTCTAAAATAGCCAACCTAATGTGTTTGATTGCTGAGCCAAGCATGCCGTGCGCGATAGCGAAAGGATCAGAATTGGAATCTGTGTGTCCCTCCCCGTAGAGATGGGCGAATTCGTGTATTGTTGCGAATACGATCATGGCAGCTCGGTCATGCAGGTTGGCTGGATCTGTAATATCCATGCCATTTTGTTTCATCCATTTAAGATATCTTTCATCATGTCCGAGTGGGTTGAGCGCAATAAAAGCGTACTCAGGTCCCCTAAGTTCCAGTACTGTTTTCTGGTTAGGAACAAACCCGGCGATTCCCTGCATCAGCGTCAGGTAGAGCTTGCGTTCTGGCAGTTGCATGCCGGGGTATTCCTTCCTGACGTTCTCCATGAGTTTCCCTACGGCATCGTAGTACTCCGTCCATGCGCCGAAGAAATCCTTGTTGTCATCAAAAATCTTCCTGGCAATTTGTTTTTCCGCATCATCCTTGAACGGGATAAGGACCTTCATGCCGTTCACTACCGCCGCTTCGTTGATCATCTTTTTGAAGCGTTCCATCTTCTGTGCGATCTGATCATCACGTAGCTGGTCTAGGACTGGCCCGATCACCTGGCTGAGATTATTGCTACTTGAATCAGATAAATCTTTCCTGTTGTTAATCCACGGGTACGCATCGGCATCTTTGGCATACTTGTCGCGTGCCGCATCGATCCTGTCTTTATCCCCCGATTCCCATGCTTCCTTGAGATCGAATTGAGACTGTTCCGGCCTGACCGTGTCCTCAAAATCCACATAAATGCATAGGTTTTCTGGGGAGCTGAGGGGATGCCAATACATGAAGTTCGGAAGGTTGACCTGAGTGGGCATTCCTTTATTATACGTAAAAGCTCTAACCACCGGCCTCCCATCAAAGCTTTTTACGTTTTTCCTGAGGAGATCGAGTGGATCGATTTCAACAAAATAGACCGTCCCCTTATTCCCAAGGTAGTTGAATTTCATCTTCCCGGTTGGGACTTTCGGGGATCCTTTCCAGAGCTTTTCAGAGTCCCAACCAACGGTTGTCACCGTTTTCCACATATTAGAGCCTTTGTCTCCCATTGTCCTGTCAAAATCCGGTACTTTGGAGAGGGGACCTCGATCATTAACGACCCCAATATTCGGCTCAAGGTTGATCCGCAGCCCTGGAGTCCGAACGGAGGAGGCAAATCGGTCAAGCTCGCTAACAAAATCCTCCCACTTGAAACGGGGTGTCATTTTCTCATTAAGGAAAAGGGTGACTTTCGTCCCATTCGGACCGTTGAAATCCTCCGTTCGGACTTTCATTTTTTTCGCTAGAAAAACGTCTTCTGGCTCCCATTCGATGATGTGTCTCTTGCCATCCTTAACGGTTTCCAAGCGTCCAGCTTTCGGATAGAGCAAGAAGAAAGCCTTTGCCAGACCGAACGCGCCGGAATCTTCTGTTCCCTTGTTGATATCTCCAAGAACGAGAAAATTCTTTTCGATCTGGGTGGCAGTCATTCCGACCCCGTTGTCATCGAACTCCACCAGGTTCTCCGAGCGGCTCCATCTGATGGTTAAGGTTGGGGCGTACGCACCGACCTGTTTCGCACCCTTTTTTGCCATCTGGACCAAGGCATCTCTTGAGTTCTGGAACAACTCGGTGACAAGTGTTTTCGCAGGGTTTGCATTTGCCACGTCCTTCATTCGGTTGATCCAGTTAGTGAACGGATCGATTCCAGCCTTCACTTCTCGCTCAGTTTTTTGAGCGTTGATCAGTGGCTCATTGACCTGTCTTTCCTTGAAAAACTGTTTCTTCGCATCTTCCGCCGTGTCAAATATGGCGCTTTCGGACGTTGGATTGTAGACCAACGTACCGTCTTTTCTGGCTATGTAATATTTGTCCTCATCATTCAACATGAGACTTGCTTCATCGTTCTTGAAAACTTGGACTTCCGCATCTGCTTGGCCTACAGCAATTGAAGCAAGGGGATCTTCAGGGTTGGTTTCCCATCCTTCATCCCAGGGCTCCGTCTTGATCTCTCTGGAGGGTCTTACAGGGAATGGAATAACGCGCGCGGCGTTGATCAGTGGCCCTTGGAAAATGGCATCGGTAATCAGAGTTGTGCCGGACAGAAGCTTCAATTCTCCGTCCCTTGGATCGAAGTGAAGTTTCCCGTAAGGGCGAAGGACCTGGAAGGTCATGGCGTTTATATCGCCGCCGCCATGGACGAGCTCGACATGATCTGCAATTGGCTTTTGTGAGATCCCGTGCGACTGCGCTTTCCAGGTAAGCCATAGGTTGGTTTGGAAATGCTTTCGGGTGGCGTCATCCTTAACATAGACGATTGGCTCTTTTCCCTCGGCAAGCCTCTTTAGGAGGGCAAGTTCGTGGTCCCGTATGGAACTATGAACTGGGCGAGCTTTCACCTCCTGGGCGATTTCATCGATCCTGGCTTTTATGTCCTCTCTGGGGGGCGACCTGGGAGTTTCATCGGACATTGGAGGTGATCCAGTAGGCATCTCCTCGGTATCCTCAAACCCGATAGCCTTGTCAATGTCATCACCCTCTTGGATCCTCCTGAGGGTTTCTATCTTCCTTGTAACAACGATAGCTCGCCGGTTGTCCCCCTCCGAATCCTGCCACATGGGAAAAACGATTTCAACGGGGCTCGCTGTGTTTCGCCGCGAAAACCTTCCTATCACTTGCTGGAAAGTATCACCCTGGAACGATGGGGAGGAAATGTAAACCCTTCTTGGCTTGTCTCCGTGAACATCGTCCAGGTCGACGCCGGCGCCGCCGCTTTCTGCGGTCATGATGGCCAACTTCACTTTGTCGGCTTGAAACCTGCGAATCTCAGACAGCTTTTTTACTTGGTTAGGGCCATATATTTTCGCAAAATCAGTTATCCCTCTCTGCTTAAGGTTCTCCACAAGGCCGCCGATGAGCTGGGGGATCCGCTTCTGTAATCCCTTGATGATTGTAGGCTCAACTCCGTGGGCAACAATGACCACCCTGAAACCGTTTGCCAAGTCGTCCGCGACCCGCTCGGAGATCCTGTCAACCTTTTGGGCATCGGCCCACCGAGAAAGTTCCTGGGTGCGTTGCCCCCGCAGGTGCATCTTTGCAATCGGCATCGCTGCCGCAGCGATTCTTGCACCCCAATAGTCTTCGATCCTGTGCTGTTCTGCCGCCAGGTGAGCGGGAAGTGGCTCAGCTTCAATCTTTATGTTACCGAATAAGGGGTACTCCCTTCTGAGGATAGTTCCTTCCAGGATGGCTTTGTGGCGAAACTTGACGATGTTTTCCATGACCCTCGCCCAGCTCACTCCAGGAAGCCGTTCTGTGAACTTTTTGAATTTCTTTTCTTCTGCGTCCCAGACCTCGCGAACTACAAAACCAAGTTCCGTGTGCAATCTGGCTTCTGGGATCCCGGTAATTCTGGAAAGGAAGTAAGCTGCTCCGGTCGGCTTATCCATCGGGGTTGCGGTGGCGTAAACTCGGTGATCGGCTTTGATATCGTTTGCGGCGAGTGTTTTTTCAGCCTCCATGTTCTTGAGATTGTGGGCCTCATCAAAGATGACAACTCCATAGGTCCCTTGACCACCTTTCCCGACTCTAAGGCCGGAATACGTGGCGAATTCAATTTGAGAGAGGTCCATTTTGAGATATCTGGCATCCTCTCTGAAGCGTCCCTCTATGATTTGAAGGTTTGGGGCGATGATCAGACTTTTCTTCCCGGTTTTTTGCGCCCACAGCTTCGCAGCGACTAACTGGATCATGGTTTTACCCACTCCAGTTCCGTCACTCAGGAGGAAACCTTTTTTCCCTCTGTCGAAGGCGTCAAGGATGAGGTTGATTCCGAGTCGCTGCTCCTCCCCAAGAATACTGTATTGTCCAGCAGGGATCTGATCTCTGGGTTCTGGTAGATTGTCTTCGTCAGCCACTCTAAGCCCTGGGCGAATTCCTTGTCGTCCCCCTCCAGGGCTAGCCGCTCCAACTCCTCCAGGAGTGGGCGGTCCTCCTGGATCGGCTGGCTCATGAACTTCGGTTCGTCTTGTAGCTTTCTCATCTTTCGCCTCCTGCCATGTGTCCTCGGCAAATTTGTGGAAATAGGGTTTGATCCGGTCGTCTCTGCCAATCAACTTATGGACACGGTCGATAAAAAACACGTCGGTTTCATCGTCCGTGAGTCCGTTGGTTTTGGCAAGCGCCTGGGTTTCCTTCCAGAGTTTGTCCAGGATGGCTTTGATCTTGACGTACTTTTCTGGATCTATTGAAGAAGGGCCACCTTCGGGTAATGCTGAGACAAAGCCTCCACGGAACTGGCGGTATCCTGTCTCAGCTGCCGCTTCTCTAAGGGCGTCAACTGTGCGATAGGCCTTAAGGAAGAACTGCGCTTCACGGCTGGTGAGCGCGGAAGGATTGACTGCAAAGATTTCTTCGATCGCATGACCAAACCTCTCTCTGATTTCGTTGTAAGTGGCCTGATCTATGGTGAGATCATACCAGGCTCCAGGCGTTTTGCCAAGAGCCATTATTCCAACCACCTGGCCCCCGTTCTGAAGGATATGGTTTGCTACTTCAGCAATAGTCCCCCCGGTGACCAGGGCATCATCGAATATGACGTACAGCCCACCCTTTCGGACCTTTCCTTCAAAATCTGCCCTTCGGAACATCCTTTCCAGGAGTCCCTTGCCCTTTCTGGCTACCCTGCTCGCTTGGATAATGTCCGTGCTTACTTTGGCCCCGGTCTTAGAAGCGACGTGATAAGCGAACGCGAGCGGGATCTTGTTCTTGCCTTCCTTTTCGTCGGCAATGATCGGCACGTAAATTGCTTCTTTCCCGAACTTCTTGGCAAAAGCAATCTGCTGCGGTGATACAAGGGCTTGAACGAGTTTCGCAGCGGCTTCCACATCACCGCTCTTGGCGGCTTTGAAATACGCATTTGCCATCATCACCTGGACAAGTCCGGCCGGAGAGATCGGGGTGTCGTGCGGGATGCCCTCCTTGCGCATCTGGAGCGTGTCCAGGATATCCTTTATGTCTTTCTGAGCTGCTTCGTCTCCTTCCTTTGCCTGCCCCTCAAGAGCTTTCCTCTTTTCTTCGCTTTTGGCCTGCTTCACCGCTTCGTCCAGGAAATCGGACTGCTCGCCCTTCTCTGCAGGCTTCTCTATGATGGACTCTTGTTTCCCGGTAGTAGGAGCTTTCCGTTTCTCCTCTGGAAGTTTCGCCCGTGGACCGCCCTTCGGACCCTTCTTGAGTATACCTTTTCTAATGCCCTCGGCTATCTTCTCCTCAGTCGTGGGTTCCGTGGGCTTCAACTCGAAAGGCTTTTCGGGTTCCTCAAAAAGCTTCTTCATTTTCTCAGCTTTGGTAAGCTCCTTCATGGCTGGGCTTGGGAATAGAGGCTTCGCTTTTTCGATGGCTTCCGCTGCATTCTCGGCGGGAGTGATGTGGGTAATTACTCCCTGCTTTGGCGCGACCGCCTCTTTACCGGAAATAGGAGTCCCACCGTATTCAATCTTGAACCCTGGGGTAACTGTCTCTGCGGTCCCTCCACCTCCAGGAGGCCACGCGTCAGCTGCGTCCATCCGTTCTTCCCAAGTAGTGAGCTTGTTTGCCTCTACCGGGTTGTCGAATGTCCATTGATCCAATTTTTGAAAGACGAGATCGAGATCCCATGGCTCCAAGGCTTTAAGCCTTTCTTCGCCTTCGGCCCATGTAGTGAAGTCCTTACGGCTAAGGACCGGAGTTTCCGGGCCTCCTTCCTCCGGTTCTTCCTGTGGTTGCTGCTGGTTTCCAGCTCTATCCTCCTCATCAGCTATCCTTCCAACTCGGCCAGTTTGTTCACCGAACGCCCTGATCTGGTTCTCGATATGCTTTAGCTTGAGCTGGATCGCTTTTCTTTCCTCAGTGGCCTCCTTCGGGATCTTATTTAACTTTTCGTTCAGCCTTCGCCACTTGGCCTGGTGGTTGCCGGTGAGCTCAGAGAACTCCGTACGGGCCTCCAAGTCCTTGAGAAAAAGCCTGATGAACTCCTCCTCATACTCGCTCGCGCTCCAGCCTTCCCTTTTCTGGATGAACGGGTTTGAACCCTCTGTGGCATGAGAGACCAGCTCGTCCATGGCATTCCCATTCTTTCTGAACAGGTCCAGGCCTTTCGCCACGGTCATTCGCTTGCCGGACATGCCCTGGACGACCTTGGTAATTTCTTCCCCAGCCTTAGTGGATACTCCGCCCCAAAGGAGAATGTGTTCCGCTAGATATGGTTGCCTGCGGGCAAGCTCCTGTCTCGCTTTTTGCTGGGCTTGCATCTTCTCTACCGGGTGGATCGTTACGGCTTCTTTGGGAGCGCGTGGCCTCTTTTCAAATCCCTCAGGAGCTGTCCAGGGTTGTTCTGCAGCGTACTTGTGGAGGGCTTCTTGAGCTGCTTCCCGCGTGGTCCACGTGGCCGGGACGGTAAACTCCGTTCGTTCCCCGGTAGAGACCGCGGTTGAGGTTCCCTTCATGTCACCCGGGACAGATGGAGGCTTGAAGCGTCTGCCTTTCTTATTGAGATCCTCAGTCCTGTACCATCCGAAACCGCCTCCAGCTTCTTTCGAAAGTTCGTTGACGTAGATATTCCGGCCCTGGGTATCAGTGTAGAAAGGGGGTTGATGTTTTGGTTCAGCGGCTTTTGGGGCTTCCCCAGCTCCCGCTGCCGGTATCGGTTCGGGTGTCGGCTCTGTCTTCGTTCCTACTCCAAATAGTTTCTTCCATCTTCCGGCTCTCGTCCCTTTTGGGGCTTCGGCAGGGGCTTCGCCTCCTGGTGCTACTGGTTTAGCGTCACGGATAGCCCTAAGCTCGTCCATCATTTGCTTTGGGGTCTTGCCCTTCGTCTCGATCCCATTGGCTTCGGCAAGCCTTACGAAGTGTTCTCTGGGCAGTTCCGGCAGTTCCCCGGTCTTGTCTTCAATGTCCAAGGCGAGATTTATTTCCTTAATGTTCGTCGGAGTGCCCTTAAGGCCACCTTCCCCGCCCCCTACTGGCCCTCCTATGATCTCCCCTGGCCCGGTCCCTGGCGCTCCCTCGCCCCCCGGTTCTTCTGCGAAAGGCTCAAGAATCCGATCCAGGATTTGTCTGTGGGTTATCCGATTGTCAAAACTGGCTTGGGCCTCTACCGTGAACTGCTCGACAACGTCGTCTATCTTGTCTTTCGGAACGCCAGCTTCTTGAGCTGCCTTAGTCACTTCGATTTTAATGTTTTCGAAGTGCTCCATGAGCATGTTTTCATACGCTTCCTTGATATACTTGTGAATCTCAGGAGCTTGATTGCCCATGAAGTCTACGGTCCGCTTGAACTCCTCAGCTTGATCCGCTGGTGTTGCGTCCCAGAACTGCGGGAACGGGATGAAACCAAGCGGAGCCTCCTCCGCACCGGTTGCTGTTCCTTCTCCAGCAGGCCCAGGCCCCAACTGTGGAGGCTGTCCAGCAGGCCCAGGCTGTCCAGCAGGCCCAGCACCCTCTGGGGGAAGCATGTCCTCAATCGCTTTGACATCTGATTTCTGTCCTTCTTCTGCTTTTTTAATAATGGCTTCTGCCGGTGGTGTTTCTTCTAGGACCGTTTTAGCCGTTTCATCCGCCTGAGTTCCCATCGGCTGATCGAATAAGCCTGGAGGTTCTCGGAACAGTCGCTTTTGGTGGCCGGTTGTGGAGGTTTTGTCTATCGTCTCATCGGATATTTTGGTTATTTTCTTTAAGTAGTAATCCTTCGCCAGCTTTCTGTTGTCCTCGTATTCCTTCCGGAGACGCTCCAGTTTCGTGTTGCTTACGGTCGTCACCACTTCTGCGCCGCCGCCCATCACGGCAGCCAGCGGGAAAACTGTTAGGGCGCTCTTGAGTGAGTCGTAGAACATGCCTTCAACATCGTCAGGCAGTTTCTGACCCGCCAGTATCGCCCCGCCGAGTTTGGAAATGACTTCCCAGGGTTCTTCAAGACCCTCCGTGATCCCCTCAACCATAGAGGCCCCGAAAACGCGGCCGACTTTTGAGAGAAAGGTGTTCCCGGCTTTGCGCAGGATCCACTCAGTCCCGAACGCATTGAGGGCGCCCACCCCGAAGAACATGAGTTCTGCCGACCGTGCCGCTTCTTCTTCTGACCCACCCCTTTTTAATATCTCCAGGTAGGTCTGTTGCGCCTCTGTAGCGCCTCCGGTCACGCCGCCGCCGATCCACGCGCCGATTTTACCGGCCCTTGTAACGAATTTCTCTCCGGCTTCTTTTGCGGCTGTAAACCCCGCTTCTGTCGTAATCTCCTTTCCGGCCATTTTCCTGGCAAACATCCGTGCACCGAGCTTGGCTCCCCCTTTCATGGCCAATGCCCCGGCTCCCATGGTCAGGACCATCGACGGAGCCATCTCAGCAAGGTTGTAAACCCACCACGCAGCGCTCGCCAGAACCTCCGGATTGTCCATGACGTTGAACATATCCAGATCTTTCGGACGGAGTTCATCCGCTTTGTTCATCCAGAAATCGGCCCAGCCTTTTGAAGATTCCGCTACGCTTTCAAGCCGCAGCCTATGCGCGAGCCATGAGCCGACAACACCAGGCAGGGCAAGCATTTCGTAAACTCCGGTCTGGAGACCCCTGCTTACTAAATCAAGATAGTCTGGACTGTTGGATAATTCTTGATAGTCGGGCTTCTGGAGATGCTCTGGAGCGAGTTCTACATCAGGAACTTTCCAGTCTGGAATGTCCTCTCCCTCGATAGGAGATACTCGAGCTTTCTTGGCAAATGAAGAAATCGTTTTCTCGTACAGATCCGGGGCATACTTCTTCTCCCACTCCAACCAAGGATTCCCCTCTGTGATGGTAGCTTCCCATGGCTTACCAGTGTCTTGTTGCCGTTGTTTCTCGAAAATTTCATTGATCCATTCAGCAGGCATCAAAACCTCCTCCTACATTAACGGAACCGGCCCAGCATTCTTGAACAGAGATCCAAGGCTTTTTGCCCCTTTGACAAGTGCTTCGCCTGGTTGCATTCCCATCCCTGACCTTTCTTCGGGAGTTAGGCTGACACCGGCCTTCGGGCTGGTCCGTGCTTTGCGCTTTTCAGAAATCATTTTGTTTAATTCAAGGGCTTTCACTTCTCCGTAATTCTTTTGAAATTCCTTAACGCGCTCCTTCACGGCTGTTGCAAATTGCGCTTCATCCAGGCCTTGAAAGGTATCGGCAATACCCTTGGCAAGGGTATTCATGTAGGCATCAGGATCCACTCCTTGCTGGTTGGCGTGGGTTGCCAACCGGACATACTGCAACATTTCTTGCGGGTTCTTGAATACTTTGTCAGGTCCACCAACTTCGGTTTGGTAATCAGTCTGAGCCTTCTTGATCATTGAGTAAGCCTGCCCGAAGGTGAGGTCTTTGCCCATCGATTCCGCTTTCAAAACCATTGCGTTCGCGGCCTTGATCACGTCGTCTTCGTCTTGTGACCCGAGCATATGCATGTTGACGATCATTGTGTGCGTATCGAAAAGACCTCCACCACCTAGCATGATAGCTTCTGCCTGCGCCTCGTTCTGGGCGATCTCCTCTGGGGTATTGCCCTTGGGGATTCCTTTCACGGCAGCGCTCAGCTTGTTGTACCGGTCCATGAGTTGCTGTTTGATCATTATGGCGCCGGTCCCTGGTTTCTCCGTGATCAACCATTTGTGTATCTGCTTAAAGTCGACTCTGCGGTTCATTTGGCTAAGTATTTCCGGTTCCGCCGTCAACAAAGCCTTCTTCCACATTGGAGGGATGGCAGGGCTTTCGGTCACATATTGCTGATACGAGATTTTCTCCTCGTCCCGTTCCTTCTCTAGCATGGCGTACTTGTGGTTGTCTTGAGCAATTTTCAGCATCTGCTGATTGATTCCCTTCTGTTCCTTTGCAATCTGTACCTGCTCCCGCCCTTGACTTTCTAATTCCATGGAGTGGCGCTGGGTCTCCGCGAGAGTCGCCATTTTGTACCCTTGCTCTTTTTCCTTCCATCTTTCCTCTGCTCCCAGCTTCGCGGTTTCCAGGCCGGCTTTTGACCGATTGATCTCCATTTCCCCCATAACTCTGGCAAGATCCACGTCCTGGCGCTTTCCTTCCAGGTCCAGCTTTGCTTCCTGTATTTTCACCCCTGCCCAGGTTTTCATAATGTCCGAAATGGACTCCCCAACACCTGCTAAAGCCGCCGAAGGGCCATATAGTCCTGAGAGTTGAGCCATGATCTTCCTCCTATTTCTGCATGATCAGAAGCACAAAGACTTTCCCCGTTGTGGAAACCCGTATGCCATGGATCAAAAAACCCATCCTTAGGGTTTGCATCAGGATCGCTGTGTTCGTGTTTAGAACAGCAGCCATCAAGTAGCGAAATTTGACGTTCACCCAAAGGAAATCGAACGCATCCACCAACACCTTCCTCAGTCCAAGGCCGACACCTTGAGCAAATAATGCTTTCGCGTCAGTCATGGCCAGCCTCTGGAGGTAGATGGTATCCCTGTCGTGCCAGTAAAAAGAGAAGTACCCGGCTAGTTCCCTGGCATCGGTGTAGATGAGCAGCACCTGACCAGGAATGAACTCCGGTTCAGCTCCAAAGACTATCTTGGTTTCGAGACCTACCGGCACGGTATTGGAAAGCTCGAAGATCATTTCAAGCGTCTTTCCTCTTTCACTTCGTCCATGGCATCTGTGATCGTTTTGCCTTTTCCCGGTTTCCCGAGTGCGACCTTTTGGATCTGTAACTCCAGGCGGTCGTATGATCCGCTGCCGCTACTGTTGCTGGATATCGAGCATACTTCGCAAACTGCCGTTAGGGCGATCTTATCCCCAACCGCGAAATCGGCAACGTCCAGTTCGAGTGCTTCAAGGGCCTTGTCCTCAAAAGAAACCCTCAGACCGTATGGATACTCCTCTTTCGGCATCTCTGGCGCATATTCTACGCCCAACGGGGCCGGAGCCGGGACCTTCATGTCTGTAAGATTCATGTCATCCTCCTAGGGCTTTAATCGCTTTCGTTTTCTTTTCTGGAAAAATCTTTTTCAAGTACACCGGTGGGGCTTTCTCTCCATCAACGTAGGCATTAGGACCAACGTTGTACGCCTCTACCGCGGATTGCCACGTCTTGAACTTTTTCTTGAGATAGTTCAGATACAACATCCCCCCAAGGACGTTGTTATAGGGATGCTTAATATCGTCCGGAACGCTCATCTTTTCTTTCTGATAAATCCATGCGTACGTTTCCGGCTTGATCTGCATGAGTCCCTTGGCCCCTTTCGGGCTTTCCGCCTCAGGATCGAAGGTGCTCTCCGCATGGATCAACCTGAGTAGCATATCCGAAGGGACATTCTTTAACTTCGGATACTCGTCCTTTATATCCTCTATCAAGGCGACCAAATCTGTGGAGGCATCGTCAGGCATCAGTCTTTAAGCGTCTCCTTTAAAGCCTTGTTTCGTCTCCTGAGTGCATCCTCCTGAGACTTAGCTTGAGCGGGGTTTCCCACGTCCTTCACGGGCGGAGGCGGCGGTTCCTTGGGAGGCGGTCCCGTTTCCTTCTTTTTCGTGGACTCCTCCATAGCCTTCAGGAACTCCTCGGTCGTCATGTCTTCCAGTTTTTTCTCTGCCATTTCACCCTCCTTTATTTTCCACCTGCTCCCCAACCAAGGGCAGCACCTACACCTTCGAAAGCGCCTTCACCAGCCATTTTTGCCACGGTCAAACCTGTCTGGACACCGAGCCCTGCGAGCTGGATCGCCTGTGTCGTCTTAGCGGCGTCTTGCTCGTCTTCCGCTTTCTGTTTTTCGAAGTTCAGCTTTTCGATATTCATAGCGGATGTTTCCGCGAATTGCCTCTGGGTTTCAGCCATAGTCGATTCAGCTTCTTGTTTTTGTTGCTCAAGGCCCCTCTCTTGGAAAGTAATGTCCTGTAGCCTCCGGCCTGCCTCGATCTTTGCTGGAAGTTCCTCATGGATCATTGTGGCCAATGGCATATTGGCAACGCCACCCTTAGCTTTCATTGCCTTGGACTGTGTCGTATAGAGATCTGATAATCCGAGACCGCTGGGCATGGCTTATTCCTCCCTTGACTCCCTTGCTTGGTATGGTTTGACGTACCGGGTTTCCTGTTGCTCTTGTGACTCCTTTGGAGACAGCAGCAGGGTCCCGGTCCTATGTTGCGCAACTAATGCATCTTTTTCTTTGGTCCAAAGCTCCATGATCTTATCCAGCTTGTCCCTCTGGCCGACCATTATCCCTATCAATTTGTCGGCCTGTTTGTCCGCCCACCACGCGCCAGTTATGTTCAAAGCGGTTTTCACACCAGCAAACACAGTGGCTTTTCTGGCGAGATCCTTTTGCCAATCAGCCACCTGCTGCTCAAGCTGGAAAGCCTGTTCGTTTATGTCTTGGTTTACGTCAAACTGCTGCTGCTCCATTCCAAGTTTCTTTGTAAACAGCTCGGCATGAGTAGCCAATGTTTTCTCTTTGAGTCCAGTTTCAGCTCCACGGACTTCCCTTTGTCCTTGATCCTTTGCCTCCTGTGCAGATACCTTGCCTACAAACTGCTCAGCAAGATAGTTCGGAGTCGCGGATTGTTCTGGTTGTGCCGCGTAGATTTTCTTCAGAGACTGTTGTGCTCCATAAGGCGCTGTCATTTTCCACCTCCTCCACCACCGGACCCGCTACCGAAACCTTCAGCGCCAGGTCCTTGTGCCGAACCGCTCGGATTTCCAGAATTTCCAGAATTTCCACCCGCTGGCCCTGGGCCTTCAGACCCATACCCCTCCATCCCTCCTGACGCAGGGCCTATACCTTCAGCAGCAACACCCAACCCCGGGTTTCCAGCGGATTCTCCCTGACCGGCCTCCGGAGATCCGCCAGCTTCCGCGCCAGCCGCCGCGCCGACTGCATCTGGTGCGCCTGCGTTCGGTGCAGAGGATCCAAGACTCGGACCTACTCCCCACCCACCATGGGTATCTCCACCCGTGAAGCCTTGCGCTGCCGGGTTCCCGCCTTCCATGCCAGACGCTTGGTGTCCACCACCAAAGAGGCCACCAAGAAGGCCCCCGAGCGGGGAACTCGGTGGGTTCCCGGTTATTGCTGAGATAGCAAGGGCTGCCATAAGGCCAAACACTGCAGCCGGACCCAGCGCCATTGAAAGCGCTGTAGCCGCTACGAAACCGCCCAGACCAGGATCGTTGCCAGCTTCTGGACCCTCCACACCCTCATTGCCAGCTTCTGGACCTACACCACCACCAACCATTCCTGTGTCTACGATTGATATTGGGGAACCGCCATCCTGGGGTTTTTGCTTTGGTTCATTCGATCCGATTGTTCCGCTTGTCGATCCGCTTGTCGATCCGCTTGTCGATCCGCCTCCAGCACCCGTGGTCTTTCCGTAGGATCCCATCGGAAATGCTGGGCCGCTGGATGGCTTTCCGGTCATTGCGCTTTTCTGTGGAAGATATAAGCCTTGAAGTGATGGCATGTTGCCCTCCTATTTGTTGGCTCGATTGCCTATGTATGTGGCAATCGCTCCAATCCCAATACCCGCGATACTTAACGTTTCAGGCGTTCTCAAATACAGCGCCCAACCGCTAAGAATCACAATTCCAGCTAGAGCGACATTCCTGTCCAATTTATAGAAAAAGTACTCCTTTAACGTCCGGACAGGGACCTCAGTCTTTACGGGATCAACCACGGGATCAGGCATCTTAACCTCCTCCGTATTTGCTCATCTCATCCTTGATGACCTGGATGCTCTCAAGGATCAGAGGCAGATTTTGGGCTATATGGGCTTTAACTTCTTCCTCTGTGGCGTTTGGGTTCCGTTCCAGGTATTGCATAACGAGCTTCGCCACGATGTTTGCCAATCCGATAGCGAGAACCGGGTCCATATTACTTACCTCCCTTTGTTGGAATCGCAAGCTGCAGCAGGATGGCCGTAATCTGGTCTATGGCCGCATTGGCGGCCCTAGAATCAGATTGGCTTCCAGGGTTATTGTTCCAAGCGACCAAAGCGGTCGCGGCCATTAGAAATTTCGGATGGTAGTCTTTCACCCACTGTGCTTTCCTTGCATCGGCTTCGGGCAAAGCACTCCACACCGCATGATAAGATGACCATGCATTCAAGTAAGCCGTTTGAGCCTGCTCGTAAACGAGCAAATGGGTTGGAACCGTGCCCGTGGTCGCTGGACAGCCTTGCAGCATGGCTGCGATCCACACCATCAAAAGAACTCCAATTACCGTGATACCATTTTTCCTCACTCGCATAATCAATCCTCCCTTTCCAATTGCCATTGATAACTCCATGCCAACCACGGCACACCTTTGCGCGTAGTCGAACTAGAAGCCTTAAACTCAAACTGATGGCTCCATCCTTTTCCCTCTCCAGCCAGGGACACCTTATCCCTCTTGTGCCTCTTTCCTGACAGAACTGGAGTTGTCGTCAAGACAGTCTGCCCCGTTGTTTCTCCGTCTATAAAATGAAAAACGTTTGTGATAATTGGCTCTGCGATGGTCCCGAGTATCACCTTCAGCTTCACTATTTTCGTCACTTCCCATACGGTTTTGGATGGAAGTTGGTCAGACGTGATTAGCCGTTGCTGGATTCCATCTGAGTCCCAAGCTGGTCCATACTCCAACCTTCTCATGTACCCATCATCAAACAGCCCGTAGACGTAGAAATTGCCATACTGGTCTACCACCCTAAACGCCGCTTGCGGATAAGCTGATGGCTTTTTTTCAAACCATCTGAACCTGACAAGATCCAGAACCAGCCATTTGTTGATTGTTTGCTGGGTCGATCCGGATGGGAAAAGCAGGTTGTACTCCGAATACTCCGGATCAAACCATCCTATCGAGAGGTCAATTTTGTCGAAGTTGATGCACTCGCTCTTGGTCTTGTCAAAAAAGTTCCTGATCTTCCTCCAGGCAGGTATCGGAACCGCAACGTCAAATAGCACCGGGCCGCTATACGTGAGCCACATGGCTATGTTGCGTTTTGCTTCTTCAGCCATTCCACCTACCGAGAATCCCACCTCCGCGCTATCAATAGTCATCGGGGCGGGACAACCCAGGGTTTCGCTTACCGTGTAAATCTTCCAATCTTCCGGCCCCGTGCCGTTGAGAACGTAGGTTTGCGATTTTTTGGTAAAGATCCCAACATTGTAAATCTGCGATCCGATCCGGTTATAGAGGGCGACTCCAGCCGTTAAATCTTCAGCTCCCCCGAAATAGATAGGCCCCGCATACCCGTTGCTCGAATCTTCTCCGTTCATCACGTCAGTTGTGTTGCGCTCAAAATAGTCAACCCTGTTCCCTTCCTTCGTGTCTATCGAATTTGCCAAAAAGATTCTGTCGTTTAGGGTGAATGGAAACCGATAGGCCCTATGGATATTCTTTTGTGCGGGGATCCCGCCAAGGTAATCCAGGTAAACAGTGGCGCTGAGATTTTGGGTGAACTGGAACTTGTAATAGTAAAGTGGGAGCTCATTGCTGATGGTCGTCTTGAACTCAGTATTGAAACCAGGAGGAGTCCAGGAAATTGTTCCGCTTTTTGCGTGGCTTGCGTTGTTGTAAAATGTGCCGTCAACCAAGTCCTTCAAAAGCACCCAGGCTGTTCCGTTCCAGTACGATACTGACAGGATTGTATTGGCTGTTGTGTTTATGTTCCCTTCGACCAGGCTAATGATGACGCTTGTCATTGGTTCTTCGAAGCCGAGAACGTAGTAGCCGGATGAGGAAAGGGCGGATAACGTTGCATACGTGGCGCTGTTGGCAAGCTCGTAATCCTCCTCTGCCACGTTCGTGGTGAAATCTTCGTAGGTCGTTGTCCCCTTCAACAGGAATTTAATGCAGGTTCTGAAAACTCCATCCCACAGGTCCAGTATTTTCTGAAAAGGTGGATCCACGGTCACATGGTAGAGGGTAACCGGCGTTGATCCTGCCCCCTGGACGGAACAGGTGAGGACAACCTTGTACCAGTAGAGCAAAACCGAATCTATGAGCTTTGGTTTTGCTGCCGCTACTGTTGAGGAAAATGTGACCGATCCGGTTGTCGCAAGAGGGCAACCAGCGGATGCCGTGTTATCAACCAAGCTGGAAACTTCCACCCAATCCGTCCCATCCCAATAGAATACGAACATTGTTCCAGCTACGGTATTCGCGTTCTTGACGTAAGGCTTGATAGCCTTGAGCGGCCTGTTGGCTCCAATGAGCATATAGGTCTTGTCAGAGTCGTACTCGTACCCAAGGCCTGGAGGTTCGAAATTGGCTGTGTGCCGGGCAGATCCGTTGCAGAACCGGATGGAGTCCATGTACCCCTTGAAGTAGTATCCGGCTCCGGAGGCCCCATCGTACCCGAACAGCAGGGAACCCGTATAGTCTGCCGCCCTGGAATTGTCATTCAGATAAAATTCCTGCTGCCCATTAAGGAAAATCCACCAATTATCTCCGCTTTCGCATACGGCCACATGATACCAGCGCCCGGAGTCAATGATTCCCGCCCTGGTAGTCATCTCCACTACTGCTCCAGCCGCGGAGATTATGAAATGGAGAGCGCCGGTCTCCAGTATCTCGAAGGAGATGTAGTTAGCCGCATCGGTCTGTTGATAGAAGATGAAAAATTTCTTTCCAGTTCCAGGTAGGTTTTTAAGCCTGATCCAACCCTCGAAACACCAGGTCCCTCCAGAAACGTCCCAATCGGCGTGGTGCGCAGCAATTACGTAATCGTCCGTTCCGTCAAAATCGGCAGAGTATGACCCGAACTTTTTTATAGAGCTGGAGTATGACAGCGTGCCGGACTGAGTAACCGTGTGACCTTTTTCGTCAGTCAGATTATTGTTCAGCTTTAGAATCAGTTTGTCGTATGAGTCATAGTTCTCCTCACAGCCGATAATGGTGGCCACGTTCGAAGCATCATCTAGGATATTCTGGACGACTTCGGTGTAGTCATAGCGGAATGTCCCGGCCGGATCGTATGACTTGAAATTTCTTACTCTGGCCTCGTTGCCACCGAAGATGCACGTCTCCTTCCCGTTCATGTAGACCGCATGAGATATCGGGCCAGGACCGAACCTGCCTTGGGCGGCATTTGCGGCTTCCGTGTAAACATCGGTTGTTTCGAAGCTGCCGGTGCTGGGAATAGCGGTCTTGTTCTCCAGGATTACCCCGGCGCTCAAGCCAGTGTTTTTGGCTTGCACGAGCACCCTTGATTCACCGGAGTACGGATTTGGAAGAAAAATTCCTGCCCTGCCTTTGAAAAAGTTTGGGTCCATGATCGTCGCGCTGTTGATCTTGGAGTACCCAAGGACTCCCTCGATCCCCGCGTCCGAGTATCGCAAATTTTCCATGGTGGCAAAATTAACGTCCCCTATCTTCAATGGGTCTATGGAGGGGATCCATTCGCCCTCGAAGGAATACTGTTTTACCTCAGTTTTTCTGTCTCCAGTAGCCATCAATAAGCGCTCCGATACCTTCTCTGGTGAAGGGCCTGAGTTGCCATCTCGTTTCGATATCGTCTAATCTCATCGGCAAAAAACCCCCCGATTGCCTGAGCTTCACCGAACTGATTTTGAGGCATCTTGAAAAGGGAAGCTGCACCCCAGGCAATCGCTCTGCAAGCTTTTGCTTCAAGTTCCCACTGCGAATACTCCGAGAAAACCGGACTCGGCAGGGCAACGTAAGGAATCGTGATGGTATGGTCACCCACGGCGCTCGGGGCATCCAGTACGATCTGTTGTCTGGCAGACGGTACGAGTACCAAATCGTCTAAACTCGAAATATCATCATTTGTCCCATCAAACAGAGCAACGGTGACTTTCGTAGCTGTGTTGATCTGAAGAACGAAACCATCCGAATTATCGGTCAAGTTGTGGACAATGTCTCTGGGCTTGATTAGGGCAGAGTTTAGCGGTGAGGACTCCAGTTGACATTGTCCTCCACTTTTTGCGCCGTCAGCTTCAGCTATCACCACTTGAGGATTGCCCAGGGTTTCTTTCACGCGCAAGGCAAAGCGATTTGGGATTGTCTTCTGATCTGCTACGTTCTGTTTATAGATTTTCTCATAAGAGGTTTCAGTCGGGAACGAGTCGTTTGTCCCATCAGAGTACTTAATGAAAAATCTCTGTTGTGGGTTCTTCATGTAAAGGGATATGAAATCGGGAGTCAGGTCATAGATTTGTTGCCCGATAACCGTTGCGATGGTCATGGTCTTACGAAAAGCTCGGGTTTCCCGCAGGAACAACATGGCTGCCCACTCAAGGTTTTCGTATATCTTGCGCTGAGAAGCAAAGTTGTTCTCTACCTGGAGTTCGTCCAGGGCATCAAGCACCAAGCGAGTAAGTTTCTTGCCATCCATTAGGATTCCCCCTCACAATAAAATTCTATGTTGGTGACTTCTGTTGGAGATCCTGTGATATAGAGATAATAAAGGTCATCACTGAGCCAGCTCAAGGTCGCCTCTGTCCCGCTTGCATAAGAAGCGTTTTGGTACAGGATATTGCTGGCAAAATCATACAGGGTCAGGTTTACAGTTCCACCCCCCGTAAAGGTTACCTTTAATTTTGTTGGTCTAAAGAGTTGATACCAGGGAAACACTGTTCCCTTCCGGTCGATCCTGATGATCCCGCCAGAAGGAGCCCAGCCTGTACCTGTCCACGTTCCCGTAACAGCAGACCAGAAATCGTCGGTCAGATAGGAAACCCATTGAGACATGGCGTAGGTATACAACTGGATCTTCGTGGTTCTAAAATTGCTCTGGTTATTCGGCTGAAACGCAAGGCATAAGATGCTCGCATCAGTGAATGATTCTGGGCAATTCTGCCAAGCGCCTGCCCCACCTTCTTTGTAATAGCACTGGATCAGGTTTGCAGCGTTTCTGGTGATCTTCCAGTAAAAGGGATATTTGTCGAGTGACCCCATGTATCGGAACCCGAATCCATCGACCACGTAAGGCGCGTCATCTCCGTCTTCGTCAACCCGCGCATCACCAAATTCGATTTTCCAAAGGGCACACGGGGCGACCGACCAATCCCCGTTGACGTAAATTCCGCCTATGTCGTCCTGATATCCACAAAGGTTTAAAGTAACCTGCGCACAGGCGGTTCCTGTCCAATCACGGATGAAGATGCCGTGCACATCGAGAACCCTGACCTCTGTCATATAGGCAGCGTCACAGGTCAATCTGATTTTTTTTGGCCGGTATCCGACAGCCCATGTCCCCACAACATCAAGCCACCACCCATAAGCCCCCCCGCAATCCATGTCTTGATGCCATCCCTCAGGACCGTAATATGAATCATCGTAGCATGCATCAGGGTAAGGTGTCCAAAATGCGTCTGAGGTACGGTCAACCCAGACCAGTTCTGTGGGTTGAAAGGCGGTCCCCTCGTTTACGAAAATCCTGAAGTGACCGTGCCCCGCTGGATAACTCGACTTGATCCCCTTGAAATCAAAAGCACCGAAGGTGAGCGGCTGTTCTTCGTAACAATAGTATAAAGGGGACGTGCCGTTCCCGATAGTGACATTGTTCTGATCTTTGATATCGAAAGCCGCGATTGTTCCTCCGATATCCAATATATCGATTTTGAGATCCGGCCATCGTTTTCCAACGTACCATGAACCTAAGGCATAAAGATTGCCAGTGGAGCCATTGAAATTCCACCATTCGTTCACTGCATCCCACGTAAATGCACCCCCTCCAGGGGTGTTCCAATAGGCCGGGTCTGAGTATTCTACCCAGGCCGGTACCTCAAAGTGATCATGCAGAAAGGTTTTCAGCGAAGTTCCAGTTTTAGCGTTGCATAGATAGAAAAAAAGCTTCTCGGTTGGTGTACCGTCATAGTCCACACGAATCTCTATCTCGAATTGGCCAGATAGCTGGCAGCGGTGGAAGGCTAACCCGGGGCTGTTAACGGTTGAATGGAGTCCGCTGCCGGCGTCACAGTCGTATACCTGGCTCGGATTGATGAATTTGTTGTTGTTCAGATGTTCTGCCATGATCCCCTATGTCGGACAGGCTGAAAAGTCCTCATTCCAGAAACTGGACACGCCGCCTTCGTTCACTGTGCCGGACAGGATTTCTAAATTAAGCTCCAAGCAATTCGGTTGTTCGATTGTTACAAATCTGATGCGGGTGGGGATTAAAGGAGGTGGGGTATACCCATCGGAGTCCAATCCTTTGCCGGATATGTCAAAGTCATGGTCAGTTAGGTGGGTTCCGATTCCTCCACACTTGGGGCAAACTTCCACGTTCTCCCAAATGTTAGGATCTGCCAACCAAATAGTCCGACACCTGCGCACGCGGCAAACGTGGACCGGGATATCTACGATAGGACCTGCCATTGAACCGCCCCTTTAGGCGGCTCTCAGGATCAATCACTCCGTGGAGTCGCCCCCAGATTCTGCTTCTGGTTTTACCGCTTCTGCTTTGAGGCCAACCGTTTCCGGATTAGCCAAGCGGTAATACCAGTTGGCATCTTCAGCTTTCACAAGATATCCCCACCAAGGAGGTCGGAGGGTCCAACCAAATTCCCACCAATGCATGGGCTCGCTGAACAGGCTATTCGCCCTTTTTGCCGCTGGTCGTCGTGCGTAGAGGGCTGCGTCAAGCGTATTCATTCCGACATTGACAGCATCCGGAGAACTCGAAAGAAGGGCAGTCCTTTCGGCCTCCTTCTTTTTGCTCCAGTATTCTTCCGAGAACTTTTTCCCCTTTCTTTCCCACCAGCCGAGTGCCTGCTCCCTTTGAAGATCATTTCCTATGATGTTGAACTCCTCAGGCTTCCTGATTGGGGAACCGTCTTTGTACCCGTAGATACCATTTCCGTGCAGGTAGATCGCTGCACCACTGGAGTCGCTCCACGACCTGACGACAAAAATCTTCTTTTCTTTTTTCTTCAGCTTGCCTTGTTCATCGAATCCGTCTTTTTCCTGTACATACAGGACTTGCATACAACCTCCAATTCGGATTGGAGGGCAGTAGAAACCTGCCCTCCAATCTAGTTCTCCAGGGTTCTTGTTACTCCCCGACGAATTGCATCCTTACGACTGTGGACGCAATAGCCACCGCGGTGATTTCCACCAAAGGTGTCAGAGTTGGGGGGGCCGTTGGCGATCCGCCCCGGTAGATCAGAAGCTTATGGTTCGTTCGATCGTACTTGTACACATAAGCGTCAATCGCCGGTTCAGCTACCCCGTATACAATTTGCTTGAGAAAGCCAAACTGCTCTTTGGCGGGTAGCGGGATCCCACCAGCCGGATACGTCAGGGCGCCATTACCGAAAGTCAAGTCTGGGAAAACCCTTCTCAGCATTCCTGGACGATGCTCTATGTTGCGTTGCCCCAGAGTGACCGTCACATTGCTAGCGGTTAAATCAGGCATGGATCACTCCTCACTGCTGGAAAAGGGTTTAAGTCGTCTCTTTCATTCGGGACAGGTTGGCCCTCACCTCGGGCATAACCCTGACAGCGAGCATGGGCCAGATACCGCCAGCGGTGATACCCGCACCGTTGTACATATTTTCGACAACGACCTCCTGGCCGGGTTCAAGCATGACACCTTGGCCAGCAAGGTCGTACACGCACGCGCCCTGTAATGACGCGCCCGTGACGCCAAAGTTTATTTCGGCAACATCGCCGTCACCGCGGTTGGTGTCCGAACCGCAGTTTACCCTTTTGTCCATCTTGATCTTCGCACTGGAGATCGAAGCACCCACGAAAGCGGTCTTAACCGCAGCCTGGGCCTCAACGACCTCGCATTTGTACGGAGCCATGAAACTCCCGAGATCGCCCGTTGCATACCCGGAAAGGTTGATAGCACCGTTCACGCACGATGCGGCAGTGCCGAAGTAGACGAACTGCAAAGCATTCGGTTCAGCATGTCTCAACATGGCCTATTTACCTCCTCCTTAGGCTACGTCATCATCGTCTTATTGGGAGACGATCTTGACGATTCTTGCTTCCCGATCAGTTGCGGTCGGGAATTTGACTCCGAAAGCGACTGTCCCGTACCAGGCGACAGCCTTGCGTCTCCCGAAATCCCCTTGATAGTTCATGTCCGCCCTGAGGTGCGGGAATTCCACCTCGATCCTGGCTACCGCGTCTTCTCCGAAGATGACCCCTTCTCCGAGAATGTTTCCGGAGCCTATGGAGTTGGACAGGGCCGCATCGTTCGTGACTTCAACGAAGCGGACATTCTCCACCATCCCCACTTCGCCCCTGTAAAGGAAGTCACCCTTCTGCAGGTACATGTTCCAGGACTCCAGGACCTTATCGTCCTTCAGCCCTCTCAAGGCCTTCGTGGAAAGGAGGCCCACCCAGGTATCCCCTGAGTAGAAAGGAATGTGGAGGTCTTTGGCCATGTAGTCGCGGATCGCGGAGATGTGGTTTTTGGTGATGTTGACCGTTGCTGTGGTTGACGGAGTTCCATCCGTGTCCCAGGTGCCGCCCGTGAGGGAGGTCGGGATGAAACAGACTTTCGCGTCAGTTCCCATGAACTGATCTGAAGCGGCCACGTCCATGGCTTGCTTCATCTGGTCGACAAGGCCCTTTTGGGCGCCATCTCGCGGAGAGAACACGGAGAGGTCATCGGCCAGGGAGGTGAACTCAACGCCACGCCCCCATTCCTTGATCGTGATGGTCTGTTTCCCCATGGTCAGTTGATCGATGGGGATCCGGATATCTTCCGTCAGCTGAGAGGTGGTGGGGTCGGAAAGAGGTTTGTAATAGACAAGAGTGATGCTCTCACCCTTGTGGGCTCCGAAGGCCTTCTCCTTCTCGGTGAACTGCACGAACTTCCATTCGCGTGCTGCCACCTTCAGGAGCTGGCCAGAGAGCTGATGATTTTTGTAAACGCCACTCGTGGCGTCATAAGTCCAAGTAAAAGTAGCACCCATGGAACACCCTCCTTACAAGGTGCGCTCCCGGCGAACTTCCTGTAAAGCATCGTCAATGGTGACCGGCCTATCTGACTCGACGCCAGTTTTGACTGGAGTTGTCACAGTACCTTTGCCCAACGGGATATTTTGGGCTTGCCGTTTGACGCCTGCTTCCACGGAAAATTTCTGTTTTACGGAAGCGTAATGGTCTTTGGTTTTTCCGAGTGCCCATTCGACCTGTTGCTCGAAAGTTAATTCGCTGCCGCCTTTTTCGTCCTTTACGGGGGCGCGGCTTGCAAAAAAACCGAACACCGGATCGTTGGCCTCATATCCAGCCGCCACAAGCGTTTTCTCGCAAAAACTCACCAGACCTGCTTTTTCCTCTGCGGTTTCAGCAGCGATTTTTTCATCTGGCTTTTCAACAGGTGGCTGGACTTCCTTTTTCTCCACGAAGTTCCCAAAAACATCGGGATGATCCCTTTCCCATCTACGGATATCGGCAAGCTCCCTGGCGCGTATGCCGGCGACTTTTGTGTCGTAAGCCGGATCGTCTTCGGCTACTTCTCCGATCTGTTTCATGGTCACCAAGGCACGATCTACCAAGTACTTATCAAATAGGCCGTCAACTTCCTTGAGCTTCGCCTTCCTCTGTTCGCCCTGCTCTCTTTCTGTGAGCTTCGTTTTGAGGTCGGATATCTCGGTGTCCTTCTTGGCAATCGTTCTTTGTAGACCTGCATACTTTTCGTCAGTTTTGCCATCAGGGAGTACCTTCTCCGCAGGTTTTTGGTCCCCTGGCGTCTCTTTGGCTGCTACTTTTTCCGTTTCAGATTTTTCAGCCTCCGCGGGAAGGTTCTTTATTGCGGCTTCATCATCGAATGAAGCTGCCAGTTCCTTCTTTCTGTCCTCTACATCGGCATCAATGATCTGATCCAGACTGTCAAGCTGCTCCTGAGAGCTTTCTCCCGGCATAAATCCCCCTTTACTGTAGTTTTAATCGTTTTGTTAACTGCTCAACTGCCTTCCTCCCGGCATCTTGCTTGTAGCCCAACGTGGTCAACAGGTTGACGTAGGCTTTGCACTCGTCGTTTTCTGCCATCAGCTGCACTACCCTTCGGATCAAGCACGCCTCGACCTCCTGGAGAAGCAACATTCCAGCTGTGGTTTCTGCGATACCGGCAAAACGAGCCTTCGCCTGGAGTTCAAGGTCTTTTGCTTGTTCTCCTTCAGACTGCTCATCTTTCCGTGGCTTCCCTGTAACGATATCAACCGGATGACCTTTTTCCATAAACCACCTAAGTCCACATTATTCGCCGTTTTGCAAGGATTTTTTACCGCCCTCCTGAGAACCGCGCCCAGGAGGGGCCAAAAGTCCACCCCTGCCTGCGTCTATCATGGCCTTTGTCTCCTGCATCATTTTCATGTTTTCTTTGCCAAGCTTTTCCACTTCGGAAAGCTTTTTCATCAAATCGGCAATTCCCAGAGCCTCCTGGAGGTCAACGGTTTTCGCTTGTCTCTCCTGTGCTGCAGCAAGAGCCTTTGACTCCATCTGGTCTATCTGCTTCGCTTCTGCCGGAGTGGCAATCATGTCTTCGTCTTTGATTGCTGTGCGCTTCTCGATAGCCGAAAGGATCGGGTACGCTTTGATGTATCGGCCAAACCGTGGGTTTTGGGAGAGGGGAACCAAGACATTCCTGATGACTTCCATGGCCTCGTTCTCTTTCAAGAGTGCCTCTATACCGGAGATGCTCAGTTCCCCTGCTATCGGAGGAACCCCCTGTACCCCAAGCTCATTGTCAGGACTCGGGCCAAATCCGAGCGATCCCTTGAACCTTTCAATCTCCTCAACGGTAAGCATCCGGCTGTAATCATCCCAAGTGGCAAACGACCTGACAACGTCAAGACAAGCCATGGAAGCTTGCTTCGCTCCAAGCTCAAGATTTTCACCGAGCAACGCATACACGCTCATGCTCTGGTTCAAATTCATGGATGCTTCTCTGAAAGTCATGTCCTGCCTCCATCCAGGGAGCCCCTGGACATTCTCGGGCACGAAGGAGCCCCGATAGTAGGACTGATCCAGGAACTGAATGTTTGCAATGACTTCATTTGTCCTTGAATTTCTTTCGACCGACCTCACTGAGGGCTCACCGTGCGCTCCTTCTCTTGTCTGGAATTCCTTACCTGGCCATGTTGCCGCATCGTGTGGATCCACCAGGCGATCGGTGTTTATCTCCGTCATCGGGTTCACCACCCAGATCAGGTTGTCCATGTGAAGGCACATAACGGTATTCATCGCGTTCCAAACGCTGATCACCCCCTGGAGGAGTCCTCTCCCGCCATGCCTGAGAATATCAGGCAAAGGAGAGTAGCTAACTCCAGGCCATCGCAGGGATCCGTAAGGGACCGGTTTCGGTTTTGATATCACCCTTCCGCCCGAAATAGTGAAGGTGGCGCTTGGAAGAAGCATTTCACCACCCGGCGCCAGAACAATCCCGAAAAATTCAGAGGTCAAAATCAGACTTCTGAATTTAGAATCACCGATATTCCAGATTTGGTCTTTCCTGTCAGCAACGGCCTCTCTCGTCATGAAAGGATCGTCTGGTAGTTCAGAGGAAATATCCTTCGCCCGGTCTACGTTCTCATACCGGCCGTCCTGTTCCCCTCTTTTCAAAAGCCAGTAATCGAGCCATTCCTGGTGGATCCAAAACATCCCCGACTGAGGATCTCTCGGCCCTGTGTCCAGGTCCCGGTGGATCTTCCATGGTTCGACAAGGGCGATTTCTAGCCCTTTCCCAGGAATCCACCTCGGAATCATTTCCTCGCTCATCCCAACCGCCAGAGCCATTACAGTGGCATCTGTGAATTGAACTGGAAAATTCGCGTGAGCGCTGTCAAAGGCCACAGCCGCTATTCTTTGCCAGAATTCTGCTGCCTCAGGAGTTCTCTTGTTCTCGATCTTCAGAAAGTTCGGGTTGAAGGCCTTTTTAACGGCAGAAGCCCCGTACATGACAGTCTGGAAAGGTCGCGGGAGGACAATTCGAGATTGCCACTCCTCTTTGTTTCCGTAATTCGCTGGTTCCCTCTCTTTGAATGTGTCATAAGCTGCGGCCCAGGTTGTCCTGATCTCCTCGTGGGCCTTTCGGCTGCTGTCTATACAGTCCTGACAGTAGTCTACAAAATGCTTTTCGTTTTCACCGGCATACGCTTGAGCGGCGTCTGTCCTTTCCTCAAGCTCTTTAACGTCCATGCCTGGAGGAAGATCACTGTCAATTGCCCTATCCATCTCGCTTTTTCGCTTCGCAAGATATTCCACTTGTTTTCTGGCGGCATCTCCAACCATTGTCGTTTCCTCCTAAAACACGTAAACCGTTTTAGATCCCTTCCTTCGGACTTCTTTCGGTTTGATTTCGTGACCAGCCCAATTTATCGCTGCAAGGTTCTCGATGAACTGACGGCTTACGGCAGTCGAAGCATCTCCATGGTCCATTTGACAATCCTTTGAGCAAACATGGGGTTTCGGTTCCCCGTTCCACCCGGTCTCTGGAAATGTTTCCCCACCGCATTTCGTACACTTGAATATTTCCTCGGCTCCACCCTCTGCGAACGGATTAGGGGTTTTCAGCTCCCAATACCTTTTGCCATATTTCATGCGGACTTTCTCGCTTTCCCCCTCTTGTAAATGCTTCTGAGGCTCGTCTTTGAACTCTTTTCTGGCAATCCTTTCTCCGGCGTCGAAGCGAACTTGTGAAGTTCTCCCTTGCTCATGTTGAGAAGGCTTTTGTTTCTTCCATAAAGCTCCTCGGGATGGTGCTCCGCAATCGCCGTTGCGCGTCTTATTGCTTTGCTGGTTGCTGGCATGATCGTGCCTCCTTACTTGTTCTTTGCGATATTTTTACCAGGTAGAATCACTACCCCCGATTGGCGTTCCGGCGCATAGATACCGGACGGCTTTTGTCTCCAATGCTGGCCACCGTAACTCAGAACCCTTCTTGCGCGGTTCTCTTTGTCCTGGTTCTTTATCCGCTGGATGGGATTGTATGGAAATAAGATGGCTGCTCCATAGCTCCAGGCATTGCCGGGATGCGAGTGCTCGTCGGTCTGGACAGGCTTGTTTCCTATCACGTTCCCGTTATTGTCGGTCTTGTAATGCCAGCCGCCTTTTAAGGCTCTATGCAACCGGACAGCGGTTCTTGACAGGATAACCGTTGGAATCCCATCAGCGATAAGGGTCTTGAACGGCTCATTGACAGTTTCCCTTCTGACTTCCCAGCGGTCCGGTCCGAGTTCGCACCGGCACCCGAAGCTATTCTCGATTTCCCTTCTTGCGGAGGACCTGGAGCTTGACTGATCTGAGGTAGCCATAGAGGGATCCAGAATGGCTCGCCATCCCTCAGGGCTGACCTTGTTTTTCCACTTGGGACTCGCCATCATCGGCTGGACTTGTTCTCGGATGAGTTCCTTTGTCCCGATACCTTCGTCGTACAAAACATCGTGGATCACGAGTTGTCTGGCTTCTCCGAGATTTCCCACCTGCCGATACTGTGCAAGGATACAAGTCGGGTTCATCCATCCGTCCCAAAACATCAAAGCCTCGCCTTTGAGGACCGGGAGGATTTTGTCTGAAAAATGAATTCTTGGGTTGTATGATGTGGTCACTTTTTTCCCCATGTGAACGGCCGCTTCTACCCCTTCAACATACCGTGACCATTTTCCCGGATCATCCTTGAAGGCTGCCATATTGGCCGCCCTGGCTATTGGGCTTAAGTGGGTATTTTCACCTCTTGGTATTCTGAACAGCTTTTTATAGATAACTGTTCCATCCTCTGCCGTAAGATACTCGTCCGGTTCCTCTGCGACTTTGGCGGTCCAGTGATTTTCGTCTGCTGGATTCTGCGTGATCTGCACCCTCATCTTCGTGCCGGTCTGCCGCGCCGCCCTGGCAATAGCCATCATGAACACTTCCTTTGGAAGTCCTGCGTTCGCCCTCTCGTAGATCGGCGCCGGCTCCTCCAGCCAGATGATGGAGTACTGTGGGCCTTGAAGTTTGCTGAGAGAGGCTTGATCGTCAATCCCGAATAAGTCCAGGTGAACAGGGGGATCGGTTTTTATGGTGGCTTCTCGCTCCTGGTCTCGGAACTGGATGTGTTCTCCGAGATAGGCTTTCATGTCCTTGGCCGTGCTTTTGCGAATGTTGGTGTGGGTGTCCCTGATGAGCGCCCCGAATATCGGGATCCCGCATCGAGCTGCATGAACGATCAGGGCGACAGTCCCGGCGAAGGTTTTGCCTTCTCCCATCGGGCCGACCAGCATGCAGATATGAGCGTCCGATACGGCAAATTGGTACTGTGTCGGGCTTAAATCGAATTGGAGGTCGTCTATCATGTCTTGGTGAACCTCATAAACCCAAGGACGTTGAACTCGTAAGTGAAGGTTCCGGCAACGACCGTCTTATTGGATCCGAAATCGAAGCAGACCAGGAGATAATTCGCCGTGAAGTCGTACACGACCATATACCGTGCGGTGAAAGAAGCCCCAGGCCATTGGGGATCATTCGCATCGAGCGTTGTAGTCCCTGACGATTCCGTGAGGGCAACTCCAGTTAGGGTTTGGCCTCCCGCGGTATATCCGGTTCCAGATATTTCGTTCGCCGCCACATCAGCGATCCGGTTGTGGGCCGCATTAGGGACATACCCAGAATTGAGCAGCATGGCTTTCAACTCATGGGAGTCAAGGTCTACGTTCCCGTTGGCAACATGATATGACGCTCTGTTGTAAATGAAGTCAGGCATCTTTTTTTACCTTAAATAAAAGGACCTTCCGGTCCTTAGAACCGTCCGTGCCGTCTCCATCGGACTTTTGGTTTACTACGATCCTGGTTCCTGTTTGCGATTTCAGTTCTTTGGCGAACTTCAACTTGGTTTCAACGGCTTTCAGCGCAACTTCCCTTTCCTGCCTTTGGACTTTCATCCAATCAATGTCGGCAGATACCCATCTGAAGCACTGGAGGAGAATTTCGACAGCAAGTTTTTCCAGCTCTTTAATGTCGTCCATCCGGTCATAAAGAGCCGTAGCCCACTCTTTTACGAATTTCTCTCTAAACGCCGGCACATAGGCCAAAGCCTTGGCTCTTGACGTGCCCTTCATGCAAGCGTTCTTGAGTGAAACGCTTGTGATCAGGTCCAGGGTGTGTTTGCTCTCCGGCTCTTTGTCGGATGGAGCATGACTTTCATCCGACATTTCGCGTACTCTGTTTTTGACAAACCGGGCAACCTGGGCGTAGGAGGTCTTGTGGCCGCACTCCTTCAAAGTGGACACGATGGACGCGATAGGTTCCTTCTTGCAGAACATATCCCAGACCATTTCACCTAAACCCTGTTCTTGAATCGCGTCCATTGTAACTCCTCTATGATGGTTTAACTACGAGACCGTGAGCGGCCCACTCCTCGATATTTGAAAGGGTGAAAACGTCAGGAGTTTCCACCCCTAGAAGGCTTTGCTTCCATGCGGTTGAGACCCCGACCGAACTTGCTCCGGAGCCTGGCGTGTTAATTCCCCCAGACCATCCGGAAGGATAGCCCACCATTGTGTCCTCGTGATCGTTGCCAGCCACCGCAATAAACAGGTTTTTCGCTTCCCCCCAGGGTGCAGTTATGTATGGAGACAGTGGGTAGAGGCTCGTACCCGCGCGAGCCAGTTGCGCTGGCCTTACGTCAAGGTATTGATCCCCGGCCCATGTCCCGGCTTTGATCCTATACATCTGAGCTGCTGCACATTTTGCGCCTGATGTTGACTTAAAATTCGCCGTAGTACCCCCCTCGGTTCCGGATGCTGATTCATAACTAAACGCGTACGTCCGGACATAAACAAGGTTTGACACGTCTAACTCCGTGCTCCAGCCCCCGGGAATCTGATTGATAACTCCGTTGCCGTCAATTACGATAAAACAGATTATAAGGTCCCCCGCATTCACAACGGCGGGGAATTGGCACGGATGATCGATTGATGGGGCATTAAACACGGTTGGAGTCACAGAAAGGACTTCCGGAAATGTCTGATTCGGGTATCCAGTTAGTTTCGCAAGGTTGATACTAAGAGGAGACGACTGTTTTACGGTCACGTATCGCGTTCGAGCTGGCACAGAGACCGGCCCTTGACCGACCGGGTCAAGGTCCATGGTGATATCCACGTTTTCTTCGAACGGCACAAGGGGTGCTCCGCAGCGGGGGCAAATGTCCGTGTCATCTCTCATTGCCGGATCAGCCAGCCACAAGGTCCGAATATACGGCGCGATCTTGCCGCACTTGCTTGCGCGGCATACGTGCACGGGTATGTCTTGGATGGGTCCGCTCATCTCATTGGAGAGTCCCTGTTCCTTTGGTCGCTGAGTCCAATGCTTCTTTCGCAGGAGCATAGACCATCACAGCGGTTTTCGGTTCAGCCATGGATTCCTTGAGAAGCTCCATTTCGGCGTCCTCCAGGAAAATCGTCTCGTTTGGCTCATAAACCAATTTTATCCCAAGAGCATACGCCCTGATGTGCTTCTGGCCGTCCCTCGGGGTCCATAGCCCCAGGTGCGTCAGAAAAACGTCCTTGACCGTCATGGCAGCCATCGGCGTTGTAGATTGATTAATGATCGGTGTCCCGTGAAAATCTTTCAGCACCTTTCCGACTTCAACTTTGAACATAAAATCCTCCTTTAAGATATTACGGTTAACTATTCACCACCTCCATCACGCAAGTTTGGACAGTGACCGAGCAGTTCGCGCTACCGACCCCTGTCAGGTTCCAGTAGTTCGCATTTGCCGAGCTGTGGGTGCTTGCTGTGCCGTTTACAACCCTGCTGATAGCCGCAACCAGACCGCCTGTTGCGTTATCCACTGCGAAATAGAATGTCCCATACACCGTTGCCGTTCCTCCTATCGTTCTTACGCTTAGATCCAGAGTGAGCCTGAAGGCGATAGGACCGCCAACGCCACCCGTAGCGAGAGCGCCTGAGTCCATTACAACGCCGTCGCCTGTGGTGTTATTCGTTCCGACTCTTACTCGCCATTGGGAAGTTCCCGCTGCCGTTGTGATTGTGCTCGTCCCGGACACAGTAAAACGGATATGGGTTCCCGGTCTGAGTCCATTTGCCATGAGCCGGTTGAACGCTGCCGTTACGTCGGTAACGATAGTTTCGGTTGTCGTAAAGGCTCCGAGCGCCGCTACTCTTGTGCTGCCGAACGATCTTGGGACGCACGGTAGATTATTTAGGAAAACATTGCCACCACCGGTGATCGCGCCTAACTGAATATAGCCCAGGTTCCCGAGTGTTCCGTTCGGCTGGCAGTCGTTGGCGATAAACTGGAGTCCAGCAGACGTGCCGGCAGCTACGTTTATCGCATACCTATGTTGGTTCCCCGACGTTCCAACCTGGCCTATCTTGCAGTTGTTAATATTGATGCCATTGACGTTGGCGGCGATCCATACGCCATCATAGGTGTTGACGGTCTCAGCCCCGTTGCCAGCGATCGTGCAATCGGTGAAAGAGATGTTCGTGGCCGCTGCATTGATCAGAATCCCATGCCTTTGGTTGTTTAAGATCCTGCACCCGATGAACGAGCATCCATCCACGATCCCTGTTGAAGCCGTGAACTCTATCCCCGAGCTGGTCGATCCCGTGGTGGTCGTTCCTGAGAACCAGGAATTGATCGCCATAACGGACCGGATCCGCGCACCAGCGTTCACCGTTGCGTTGAAGTGAGCGCCGTGAGTACCACAAGAGTCGAACAAACAATGGTCTATGAACAGATAGTTCACGTCCGTTGCCGCGGCAGCGGGGTTGACGTGCAGGCCCTTTATACAGGAAGTGACATTGCAGTTCTGGAGGGAAGCATGGCCTGTTTGCGTGATCTCTATTCCGACTGCTGGCTTCGAAGCAGGCGGGTTGGACATGACGATGTTGGAGACATAGGTATCCCCGCCAAGCCCGTTGTACACAATGATGCCCTTGCCGGTGGCAGGGTAGATGTTGTTAATGGTTCCGTTCTGGATATAGACCTTGATCGAACCCCCGATGACATTGACACCCGTGAAGCAGTTGTTGATCGAGAAGTCCTGGATATAGATATCATTGACTTTGTTGACGTTGATGGTGATTCCGGACGTGTGCGCGGCAGGAGCGAAGATGGTCATATCCTTCAGGCCCACGCTGGCGTAGGTTCCAACACCGTTCCCGAACGTCAGAATATCTCCAGTTGTGAAATCAGGGTAAAGGACGGTAGACCCGACACCGGACCCCTTGAGCATGATATTGCTCCCGAGCACGGTCAGGCCGGTGGTAATCCGGTATACTCCTGGAGGGAAGTATAGATCGACCCCACGCGCAGACACGCCCCTGGCGATAGCGGCATTGATCGCGTTTTGGATGGCTGTCGTGTCGTTCGTGGTCCCATCACCAGCGGCAAGGAAGTCCTTCACGTTGACTGTTACGTCCCCAACAGTCCTTACTATGCCGTTCTGGTCGATGTACTTCAGAAGAAGATCAGACGCCATAAACGCAGAGATCTTGTCCGCTGCAGGCGTAGATGGATTGACCGCCATTTTGTTAAGTCTGAGCTGGCTCATAGTATCTCCATGATTCCCATAGCTGCGATTTCAAGAACTCGGTTTGGCTGGATCTGGTAGTATCCCGCGATAACCGCCGATTTGTTTGCCGTAATGGTTTCGTCCGAGTCCGGTTCGTACATCGACATGGCAATATCTCCACCACCTCCACCTATACCATTAAAGGGGATCCACGAGCCACCGGAGTCCTTATACTCAATCTTGGTAGCATTGTCCCTTATACCATAGCCACTAGAACCTTCAGTCAACCCAAAGTTCAGATATTTGCTCACTCCAAGCAGGAGAGAACCAGATAAGTAGTTTTTAAGTTCTCCTGTCAGGTATATTCCCCAGCTGGCGGTGATTCCCACGGCAGTGTCTGACGCTACTCCATAGAATAGATAGGAGGTTCCCACCTTTGCTCCAGATGAAACGGAAACGCTTACATACTCCCCATAGAGTGTGGTTATAGAATAAGTTCCGGTCGTCTCTTGAGCCGACAGGATCTGCCTTATTCCATACATAGCAGTGATATTTCCGGTGGCAAGGGCTGACTGATAGATGTTATTTCTGAAGCCTTCAACGCTTGTGACAGTATGAACCATTGTCAGATCGTAGGAACTTCCATAGCAGAAAAGAGCGTTTCCAGATGGACGCTGATCATTTAAGGAGAGATAGAAACCTCTAACCGTTTTGGACATTGAACTGATAGCATTGAGCAGCTGGATATTCATATAAAGTGTGTTTCCGCCTGACACACTTAGATCCAGGTCTTTACTAATATCTAGGACATTTGGCCAATCCTTGAATGTAACCAAGTTTACAGGGGTACCCGATGCGTAGTCTCTTAGGACAATGGTGCCCTCGGCATCAACGTAGAGATCGTTTCCACTCACATCGGCGTAGATCCTCGAACTTATTGTTGTCCCGGTTCTGAAATTAACCGACGGGTATTGATCATCCGTGATGATATAGGTGTTTCCGTTGTAGGTCCCACCAGAGGCAGCTCCTATGCGTACCTCATCTGTTTCAGTAGCAAGATAGGTTATCCCTCCAGCAGAAGTCCACGCACCTCCACCACCACCTAGTGAATTAAAAGCGATCCACGAGCCACCGGAGTCCTTGTACTTCATAACTCCCGCAACATCACAAAACCCGTATCCGGTAGATCCAAGCGTAGCACCCCAATTTAGGATAGCTCCAGCGTCAAGGCCCAAGCCACAAGCCATGGTAAAAGCGTCCTCGTCCTCCATCCAGGTGATAACGCCATCATTGGTTTCGCCGTTAAACGTGAGAGTGTAGTCAACGCCAGCGGCACCGTTTCCTATAGTCAGGGCATTTGCTGTCCGGCCGTAGATGTAGACATCTGCGGTCATCCTGACATCTAAGCTGGCATCCAGCCTTATCATGTCTGGCAGGGTATTTGGGCCAATCTGCATATAATCGTAATAAGACCTGATCCTCCAGTAATCTATTATGGCATGGCTGGCAACTGGAACGTAAAAGATTATATTACCACCGTATTTAGAGGCTGACCCATATAGACCGACTAGCCCTTGACCCACGTCATCAGTTCCCACGTAGATGTCTCTATTAAAAACAAATGTCATCTCGTCTTCCATCCAGGTCAAAGTTCCGTCATAGGTTTCGCCGTCGAAGGTAAGGGTGTAGTCAATGCCAGCCGCGCCAGAGCCGATAGTGATGTTGTTGGTAGCTGCATCGAAAGTCAGCATGGCGTTCGGAGTATAGACAGAACCCGGCGTAAAGCCGACGCCACCATAGATATAGAGCTTGTCTGCGTGTTTCCCGATGATGTAAGAGCTAGTGTCGGACGCCTTTGTCGCGCCGGAATAATACCCATCAAAATATAGGTAAACATCATCGTGAGCATAAGAGAAAAGCGACCAAGTCGGAAGACCATCTTGTTGAAGCTCGTAAGAAAGGCTGTTGTTTGCGTCCAGGTAAAGGTCACGGTCCCAATTCCCTATTGCATTAGGTGGGGATATACCGTTGTCGTTCAGGAGAAAATCCAGGCGGCTTCCTGACTTCAGAATAGCGGCAAGATAGCCGATATGGGAAGAACGGTAGGTTCCGTCATAGTAACAATCCATTCCGATAAATGTTGTGCCGTGAGCCCATGGCATGACCTGAAGAATCGGGTAATTGTCATTGGGCGTCGTAAACTGGACGTGTGGCCCATTCACAGAGCCGTCCTCCCCCTCAATGGCGAGTTTTGCCGATCCTATTCCGGCATGAGGCACCGTCTCAGTTCCGAAGCCGATCTTGCCTTCAGACGTGATCGCCATAGCAAGATGCCAGGGAATAATGTCGTTCCCTGGGCCTGTGATTACGATTCCAGTATCGTACTTAAACTTTAGCGTGTCGCTGTCTTTCTGAATGATGAAATTCGAGCCAGGATCGCAGGACTGCCAGCCGTACCCAGGAGCGTAAACAGCGTCGAACGCTATGTAGCCGGAATCGTGTGCGGTGGACATGCCGACAGCTACGCCAGGGTATCCGTCTACTTCCGTTGAACAAATCAGAACTCCACCATATACGGAAGTTAACTCCAAAGTCGCGCAAGTGGGATTATCACCCCACCATCGCGGAGCATAAGAACTCGATCCACGGATTTCTCCTATCACCCACGTCGAAGCGCCGCTGTTGGTATAGATCCTTAAAATCTGCGAGAAGTTGGTGATCTCCGCTCCGTAAGCGGCAGAGCCCCAAAACAATCCAAAATGATCGTTATTTCTGTACCACACATACATCGACGGCCAGTTTGTCCCTGCTGACCGCCACTTATTTGTCGAGTCATAGTACCCGCCGAAGGCGAGCCACTCGGCATCCGTGCCATAGGCTTTAAGCTGTATTTCGGGATGGTGGGTTGCGGAATACTGCGAATCACTCAGTTGAAGACTCGGGTTGACTCCATCAATGCAAAACAAGGCTCCACTTCCGAGCGTATTGAAGGGATCAACTCCTAGTCCAAGCATCCCTGATAGGTAGTTCTTGTCCTCACCATCTATCCATATCCCCCACTTATTTGTAAAGGTTCCAGGACCGTAATAAGCGACATCATAGTAGCCTCGATACAGGAACGAATCCACAATCGTTCCAGCATGGCTAAATCTCGCATCATACACTATGCCAAGCGTAACCGTGCCGCCAGGATCTATGTTATAAAGTTCACCACTAAATACCCTAGCCTCTGACATTACCACGGCTTGATGGTTGTTGATGCCAGATTGAATCCCATACACAGTTAATGTTGGATAGAAAGGTGCATAAAATACATCTACCCCACACCATTCTAAGGTGTGGCCATTAAGATCAATTGTAGAGTCAACGGTGTAAACGTCTATTCCTACATATAGGGAATCCTCGCTCAGAGTTCCGGCAATTGTATCAGCTACCACAATCCCCATTGGAAAGGGTGTAACAGCCAAATCGTAGGTTTCTGAAACTGTAAGACAAGATCCCCAACTCACCATCTCCACAGCAGCAGCACTTCCAATGCCAAGCTTTGCAGGGAAGATGTAATCCCCTGAGGGAGCGTAAGTCGAATTGAATGTCCCGGGGGTTACGTCACTGGCAGGATAAGGCCCGGCTCCTGGAGGACCGACGCCGCCAGCGGTGAAGTAGTCGAGCTTTCCTGTGAATGGGTTGAAGGTCCATCCCATATCACCACCCCAATACTGCGCGGTTGTCCCACGCGCCCACGAGCGGACCCTGGATTCTGACGCATTCGTTTCCGTCCCAGGTGTACTTAAAGATCAGCCAATCAGGTTCTGTGGTCAGCGCGGTAGGTGAGGAATGATAGCCCATGAAGTCCACTTGGCTGGCCCCGGTGGTCCCGGTCGACCATTCAAGAAGTTTTTGAAGGGCATCGTATTCCCAATTAAACCTTGGTCCAGGCATAACTCCTGTAACTCCACTTTTTCAGAGTGTTGTCAAGGAGTTTTCAAAGCGTTTTGCCTTTACCGATCCATTGGGAACATTTAGAGCATATTTTGTCTGGGTAGTTCTCTCGGATGGCTTTGAACTGTGGGCTGGCTAGGATTTCCTTGAGGCTCATGCTGATCGC